AACGCCATTCCGGGTCAATCTCTGCCCCGTCCTTGCGATACCGCTTCATCGGCTCCATCGCAATCTGTCTGTCTACTTCCTTCCAGATCGTTTCATGGTTAGTCCGGAACTTCTGGCGCTTGCGCTGGTCGTGTTCGTTCTTCACGAACTCCGCGCACTTGTCCCAGTCTTTCTTGGCGATTTTTCTCTTTTTGACCTCGGCCATTACCAATTCCTGATTGAACCGCTGTAATAATCGTTTGTCTGTCGTGACTTGACAGGTTTCGTTATCGCAAACCTACGCATCATTACCGCGTAGCGTGTCGCGCTTACGAGGTCATCGTTGAATTTAACTATCTGTCCATCTTTGCGGTGGTACATGCGCCACTCGTCGAACCACTCTTTCAGGGTGGAAAAGACCTTAAACCGCCCGGTTTCCATCCGTGAAAGGATTTCCTGAATACCCACTTCAATACCGTTCCCGCCCTGACCTTCCTTCTGTCCGGGTGACGGTGGGTTAGAAAACGGATCGCGGTGCATGTTGACCCCCATACCACGGTAGAGGTCAGCGAAAGGCTTTCCAGATTGCTTATCGTTCTGCATGCCGTCATGCGGCCACGCGGTAGGAATCCACTCACCCCTAGACTTGATCGCTTGGGCGTGGACTTCGATCAGTGCCCGAGACTGTTTCCAGCCGTCATAGACGATAATCCGGTCTGCGTCCCGATCCCATGCGATACATGCAAGGGCGGCTGGATGGTCGTATCCGAAGTCAATGCCGTTGATCTTCGGCCAGTGAGAAGGAATCTGGAACGGCTCGATGGCTATAACGTCTTCCGAAACCGGCCACACGAGACCGGAACCCATTAACGGGACGCCTCGTGTCCGCATCTCCCGTTCATGCGCGGGGATCGCGGCCATCTTCTGCTCTTGCTTCTCTTTGGTCATGTGCGGGGCGTCATCCCATCCCGCCTGAACCAATGCCTGACCGGGCTTTAGATCATTAACAAACTGATGAACGACCTCAGTCACGCCCTCTTCGGGTGTGAACGTGATATAGAGAATTCCGTCTGTGGCGAACGTGCCGCGTAGTAACTGCGACCACACATCGGCAGGAGGCTCTTCATCGCCCCACCCTCCATCGATGCGGTATCCCATGAACTTCTTTGCGCCTTGCTCGAAGGCGCGAAAGTAGACTTTCGACCATCCTCCGGAAACGTGCTTGACCAATACGGAGTCGTAGGCGTTCGGGACTCCGGGCTTCCTGACCCGTTCCCCGATCAGTTCAATCGGTACGGCTCCGGTCCCCAATTCCTTGTCATTGGTAGGCTCGCCGAATAACTCACGCTGGCACCTGTCGCGGGTTGTTTCATTGGTCGTCGAAGCGACGATAAATTCAACGGACTTCGTGAATCGGTGGCCTGTCCACCAATCCGGATAAAGACCGGTCAGGTGGTAAGCGGTTTCCATCGCTCCGCAAAATGTCTTGCCAATCTGGTTGGCGGCCATCAAGGCCCGCTGCCTTGCCAGTTTCCCGTCGTGCGCTACCGCGCCATGGAATTTCTTCTGATAATCGTAGGGGTCGTAAAATTCGAGTCGATGGGTCCTTCGGTACTGTTCGAGACTGTCAATTAATTCGTTGGTCTCGTCTACTGTCATTTCTTGCGCTGCGCGATGAAGTCGGCCAGCGTCTTTTCTCTCCACCACTCCTGGTGATAGTCAACATTGGCATATTCCTTGAAATACGGACCGCCTGTGGTCCAGTGGATGTTCTTGGTGTTTTCGTTGTATGGCTGATAACCAACAAGGTGGTTCCAGACATTAGGCAATTGGCCTATTTCATCGTCATCCAGCCAGCGAAATTGGTGCAACTCAAGCCCATCGGCCTCATTCACATATTCCGGAGTCAGTTTCTTGCATCGGGCATTATTGAACAGGATCACACTCGACCAGTTCTTACGGCTGTACTTGGTTTGTACGTTACCAAGATACTTTTCTGTCTCAACTGGGATATGGTTGTGATGAACGCACTTAACCGCGAACTTGTCGTCGCGTTGCGCCCATAGCTTCGCTATGTCGTCACGGAGAAGCATGTCGCAGTCCATGAAGATGGCCCAACCCTCGTAATTGCACATCCACGGGACCAGAAACCGTGAAAAGCTGAAATCGTTACTCTGGAGCGGGTGTCTTGGCCTCGTTAGTATCCCATCAAGATTCTTCAGCGATACCGGCGTAATGGACACCGGCATGGATGACTGCCTGAGTATGGAATTACTGAGAACGTGGTAGGTGGCCGACTCTACAGGATCAAAACCAATAAACACCCTAATCAAAGTGCAACTCCTGATGGTGGTTGCCTATATAAATGCCCTTTTCGTGTACACGGTCGGCGTTGGGCAGACTGCCGGCCTCGTAGTTGTAGTACTTTATCGAGGGAGACTTAACAAAGTTTCCAGCCACCAAAGGCCGATACTCGATGTCTTTCTCCTGAAGTTCTTTCTTAATCTCTTCAATTTCGTCATGGACAATTGCAAACGCGAACCAACTTGACTTTCCATTCTCTACTTCCTTCTGATACCACCAATCCCGATGTTCGCAGTGGACCATCCACTTTTCCGCGTTCTCCCTGCGGTAGCCGATAAGCTGTTCCAGCTTCATTAGCTGCTCTATACCAACGGCCCCCATCATCTCGATGGGACGGACGTTGTACCCCGGGAACAGAAAGTCATAGGCGGACGGCTTGACGCCAAAGACGTTCTTCTCAGGCAGGTGGCGCGTCCACCCGTGAGACCGGAGACAAAGCAACATCTGATAGTAATACTCGTCATCGGTGGTGATAATTCCGCCTTCCATCGTCTGCATGTGATGGCTGAAGAAGGTGGAGTGGGATGCCATGACCCCAAAATTCCCGGTCCGCATCCCGGCGTACACAGCGCCCATGGATTCGCAGTTATCCTCCAGCACATTCATGGAGGGGAACCGCATGTATTCGTTGGGGTTGCCGAGAAGGTTTACCGCGAGGATCAGCTCGCTTCCGGTATAAGCCTTTTCCAGTTCTGGAATAGAGTAGTTCAGCGTGTCCGGATCGATATCAACAAACTTCAGTTTCCATCCGTACTGCTGGAACGGTGCGTAGCTGGTAGACCACGAAACGGCCGGGACAATCACTGTCCCCGGCCCATGTCTTAGCGTATACGCAGCGACCATCAGCAAGTTGGCAGATGAACCGGAATTCACCATTACCGCGTAGGATGTATTCACCCATGCGGCATACTCCTTTTCGAACTCCGAAACCTTCTCGCCCATCGTGAAGCGGCCAGAGTCGATTACTTTTATCAGGGCGTCCCGTTCGGACTCGCCCCACGTGCTAACGGCAAGCGGCCAATTCACTGTCTACCATCTCTTTAATCATGGATTTGAACGTGTATTCAGGCTCCCACCCGAGAGCGCGGATCTTCTTCGCGTCACCGATTAGGCAATCAACATCCGACGGCCTTAAATAGGTCGGGTCCGTCTTCACGTAAGGCGTCCAGTCGGAAATTCCGATCAGGCCAAACGCCTCAGTAAGCAGGTCACGAACGCTCCGTACCTCTCCTGTGGCCACCACGTAATCCCCCGGCTTTTCCTGCTGGACGATCAGGTGCATGGCTTTTACAAAGTCTTTCGCGTGGCCCCAATCACGTTGGGCGTCGAGGTTTCCCAGGACGACATGCTTCTGTAGCCCATGATGGATTCTGGCTACTGCATGACAGACCTTGCGGGTTACGAAATCCATTCCCCTGATCGGGGACTCATGGTTAAAGAGAATCCCGTTCGAGGCGTGCAGGTTATAAGCTTCGCGGTAATTCACCGTCAGCCAATAGGCTGCTATCTTCGAGACTCCATACGGGCTTCGAGGATGAAAACGAGTTTCCTCAGACTGCGGCGGTTGTGACGAACCAAACAGTTCCGAAGTTGACGCTTGGTAGAAGCGGGCCCCACACGCCTTAGCGCCTTCGAGTACGTTGAGGGTGCCAATGGCGTTAGTCTCAAAAGTCGCCCGAGGAATCTTGAAGGATTCTCCGACATGAGACATCGCTGCAAGGTGATAAACTTCCTGCGGGGCGATGGAGGCGATGGTCTTGGCGGTGGCTGGATCGGTAACGTCGCCATCTACAATCTTTACCCCTTCGGGAATGTTTTTAGGTTGAGCGGAGCGCCTTACCAGTCCATAGACCTCATAACCCAAACCTTGCAAATATTCGGACAAATAATGCCCGTCCTGGCCCGTCAGGCCAGTTATGAATGCTCTCACTCGTTGACCTCAATCGAATGGAAAAATGAACCCGATGGACTTCAGGTGTCTAGCGACGTTGTGAATCTTGCAATCAACAGGATGAAGAGTCGCCTTCATCCGTTTTGCGTGGAAAACGTCGTTCTTGTCGTGGATACAGTAATAAATGTGATGATCGCCCTCGATAAAAGAGAGATCGGGATATCTGGATCTTTCCCTGGCTGTTTCTATCGAGGGCCATCTGTTGTCTTCAAGAATCGTCTGGGGGGAATAGGCAATCGCCTTACACCCAACAAGATGGGCAAACAACAGCGCGGCGTAACCTCCACGGGAGGCACCGATACAGACTTGCGGCTTATGTTTAGTCAGGTAGTCTGTGATCTCGTCTACATGATCCGTAAACCAGAGCGCTTCCGTGTCACGGAAGAAAACCCGGTTCATTCCTTCCGTAGTTCGCTGCCATTCCCAGAAGTTCTTCTTTTTGTCTAAAGAAGCCTCAACAGGCTTGCCGGAGAAAAGAGCAACTAGTGGACCATCCCGGAAGTCTTCTTTAATGGCCAGCATAGATTGAGATTTGAAGGACGTTCCTGATCACATCCACAGGCTCTACACCGTGAAATGACCTATCAGACCTCTTGAATACAAAACCACAGTTCGGCGCGTAAGGGGCGGAAGCAAACCGCCTGAAGTCCTGGAACTCAAGATGCTGCGTTCCATCTGATGTGAATTCAGGGTCTTTATGGACGTACAGAGAAGTGCCGGCGTAGGGAACTTCCCTGTCCGTCAGGTACAAAAGCGCCGTGATGTGTTCTTTGCGCCCGTCTGTGTGCGGGCCTATCGAGTAACCGGGGAAGTCCCGACAGAGTTGAGATCTCGCCTTCCCTTTTTCGTTTATCTGCTCGAAAACGCTGAACCAGAATGGGTCTTGCTTTCCACTGAATATGTAGCGATTCGGGTACTTGCTGGAGTATTGCTTGTAAGCGCCGTCGGGGGGAAGGTTGTCAAGAAAGTCCCGATAAAGCTCTTTACTGAATACGTTACTTAGAAAAGCGTACTGATACGGCTCAGTCTCCCAGTTGCATTCCTGCAATCGGGTTAAAAGACTCCTTATTTCGTCCTTCAAGCAGCATTTTTCCTCGGTCCCTTGTCGTGCCGGATGTATTCACCGATCACAGACCTACCAACAACATCCAGTTCTTCAATGGTCATCTTCCCGTTATCGGGTATCTTGAACCACGGGCTCAGGTTCTTTGCCGAAACCCCGCTTTCCAGCCTCGCCCAATCAAACGCTTCGCAATCGTGCCAACGCTTGAGCTTGAACAGTATCCCCAGACGGAGGCAATTAATGTACTTGTCTAGGAACGCCGGGAAATCTTCCGCTTTCGGGTCGAATCCAACGAATCCCGTTTCCGTGTAGAATCCGGTCCGGCCGAGATAGACGAGGGCCTTGCCATCGAATAATCCCTGGAGAAAGGAGTCTGGGACTGGCTTTTGAATAACACAGTCCGCATCCAGCCAAAAAACCTTGTCATCAGCTTCTTTAAGAACGTCATATTGTGCAAATACCTTCCTGGTGAATTTCCAGGCGTCAAAATTGTAGTTGTACCCGTTTCCGATCTTCCCATGTGTTACCGGGACTTCACGGAGATACTGATAGAAAGCCTCGGTTCCGGGGATGGAAAAGAAATCCCGGACCTCCACCTTGTCGCTGTCAATTTCGAGCGGGAATTCGCTATAGACAATCAGCTTCGTTGGCCAATTCTCTATAACGGATTCGATCATCCGGTGGGCGTACTTCTCATAACCGGACTTGCTGAATGTCGTGACGGCTATCATGATTTGAAAGAAATTCCAAATAATCTCGATACCTCTCCTGAGAGATAGAGGTCTTTTGAGAATTCAGACATAATTTCTTTACATGAAAGTTCATTTTCTGGGCGAACCAGCCTATATTTTCTGTAAGAATCCTCCCATATACGCCTGACACTAAGTTTTCTTATGTCATCACAAACATCTGGATGAACTATTACGAAGTAATCCATCAAATCTCCAATGGCTCGATGCTCACTGAATAGGCTTGCTCGATATGGGCAAGTAGTCGATGCTCGGTCTCCCAATCGTGGTCGGGGTAAGCCCCGCCACCAGTCCTCGGGATATCTCCGTTACGGTCGAATTCCTTGCTCGGGTCTACAAGGGTGTCGTAGCCTGCAAGATACACTTCGTCGGGACGGTATCTGTGGCATGCGAAGATAATCGCCGCCGTTCCAGTAGAAATATTGGGATGTTTAGCGCCCAAGTCACGGAACCAGGCGTTCCACATATTCGAGAGGTTTAAGGCTACGGTTATGGGGAATCCCAAGTCTTGAATGGGCTTCTCGTAATACCATCCCTTTTTGGGATAGGCGATGTTTTCACAGTCAGGCCGGAAACATCCGGGAACCTCGGTCGAGGCAACCATTAAATCAATCTTGATCCCGTAGTCTTCGGGTTTTCCGAAAGTCCCGTGCTTCATCCTTACAACTTTCTGGAAGCTGTCTATTTCCTTTCCCCTGCCGGCCCCGACAAGGCTTGGGCCATGCCCGACAATAACGATATTCAATGCTGCGTCTCGTCGGGGTTTGTCGGACCTAATAGCCGGTTAATCATGAACCGGATATCCACAAGCTGCTTATTCAGTTCGGGGGCGATCTTCTCGATCTCACCGAAATAGACAAGAATGTTCTGTAGGTCTTCGACGGCGTAGTAAAGGCTATTCGCTGTCGGTTCGGTTAAAACCCGGTCAATCTTCTCGACACATGGCCTGATCCTGACCTCGGTATCGGGGTAACAAACCTGAAAGGCAGTCAGAAGCCCTCTTAGCTGTTCGACCTCGTTATATATCTCGTTGAAACTTGCCATAGTCCTCCAGGGACTCAAAGACTCGCACTGAACCGTAGACGTGGTGATCGTGCGGTGAATCACCAGTCCCGTAATACCAGAGGTGACAGTCCACCTCTCCAGTCCCCTTCTGGGGTTTTATCGCGTCACACGGGATACCTAAGGCCCCGGCCTCATGGACTAAAGTCTGGGTCACTGAGACAACCTTATCCATGCAAGACACGAGAGCGAGGTGGTCGTCCATATCCAACAGCGGGTCTACAGGCAGATTCTTCAGCCTATGGTCGAATCCACCGTACTGGAGGTTAAAACCAGTACCCGACTTTGGAATTATCCTGCCCACCTCTATTTCACCGTGGCGGGACTTCCAAGCTATCCCAATCCATGGTTTTGGGTACCCTTCCAAAATTTTTAGCCACTTCTCCCGTTTTTCAGGGTCCACCTTAAGGAAAGGCTTCTTCGGGAAATGTGACTTATCCCGGCGGTAAAACATGAAGAGATCGCCAAGGGCAACTACCGCGTCCCCATCCGTAATTTGAGACAGGACTTTCCTCGGTACAGCCTTGATCCCGTAGGACCGCTCAAAAACAGGAATCAGTCTGGGATGACACTGAAGCTCAAGGGCTTTAGGCCCTAATCTCACCATTAGTTCAGGGATGGCAGACCCGTAAAGAATCTCATCCCCTATGCCCTGCTCACTAGAGATAACGAGCTTGCCTACAGGTCTCCCGTTCCATTTCGGGATTTTTAACTTAAACCCGTTCCATCCCTGGAAGGTGATGCTCCAATCACTCCTGTATTCCCATCCATCCCAGTTCTCGAACTTACCCTGGGTCAACCTTGCACTACACAAGTGCCATCTAAAGGTCGGCGGGAACAGGTTGTAATCAACATACCCGTACTTTTCGACAGTCCTTTTCAGGTCTGTGGCGATCTCATTGAAGGACTTTTCGTTGAAATCCTGCCAATGACAGTGCCTAAGATCTGTTAGAAGCTCCTGATATTCTTCTTCAGATGTTCTCATTTTGTTCTCTTTAACGGCCTACAATGCCCGTAGAGCGATTTAAATAGCTTACCCCTAGTCAGGGTAGCTGGTCTGGTAATTGAGGGGCTGGAGGTTATCTCTCGTAAAATTCGGGGAAGGAAGGTTCCGGAACCGTTCAGCCACACAGGGGGGTGTACCCCACCATAACCAGGATTTCTATGCTGGTTAATGCCCTCTCATGCCCTACTTAGCGTGTACTAACCCCATGTAGGCCATTATCCGAGGTGCTATTTGACATAATTTATGTTATACGAACTTGGGGTAGCATAGATTTTACTGATACTAGAATGATTCTTGGAGTTCTGGGAGAGGGAATGAGGGCGAGAGACTATCCCACATCCCCAATTCATACAATTCCATTCCCTCAATCACACCAACTTTAGTCACTTAACGATACTCAATACCTGTGCTGGTTCCTTGTCCAGGTATCTCTTGGCCATTTCTGGGTATAGCTTTCTGGCGGACTCTTCGCCGATCTTGTCTACAAGCTGCATGAACTGCTGCTCTGCGGAGGTCTCGGGGGGAATGTCCCCGATCATCTCGTGAGTAAGGTCCGGCATGACCTTGGATAGCAGTATCTGGGCGGCCTTGACCTGGGCGGAGGACATTTCTACTCCTTCCCTGCCCTCGGCGAAGTCCTGAAGACGATTTACCAGTTGGGTGGCTCTGATCTTCTCGCGGGTCTTGTCGGTCTGGTATTTCCTGTTCCTGGCGGCCATTTGCCTAATTCCTAGTCTGTTGTAGTATTTAACATAATCCTTACTGACTTGGAGGGATTATGCGTATCCTGACCGCGGTGGTTCTGGTCTTTATCGCTGGGTGTCATCACGGCCCGAGAGAGCCTGAACCCTGGGCTCATGTGGAAGTGTATTTCTCCAATCCCCAAAAGCCGTATGACGTTGTGGGGCCAATCTATGCCTATGCCAATAACGAACAAAGAGCCCTGAATTGGCTGCGTAAGGGGACTTATGAAAAGTTCGGTGGAAACGCTACTGCTGTCATAGTCCATACAATGAATAGCAGGCTTACGGGCGCGACCATGATGTATGGGAATATGGGTGTATACTCAAACGTGTTCGTGACGGGTGATGCTATCCGCTTCCGTTAGCGCGGGAGCATCTTGAATGCGTTGGGATACCTTTTCATCGTATCCGGGTGCTTCACCCAATCCGCGAACTGAAGCCCAGTGATTCCATTGGAATACTCCTGTTCCCATAGTGGACGGAGTTGTAGCATTTCAGCCGTGCCTTGGGCGAGACCGCTGCCCATTCCCCTCAGTGATAGTCCGGCGAGTTCCATAAGTTCCCCTAATGGATGGTTCTAAGCATGTGGAGGATGATTGTCTCCTCTTCCTCGATCTCTTCCTTTTCCTTCATGTAGGCCAGAGCGGTAATACGATGCTGCTCGAACCTTTTGCGGTTCGTTTCGCTCATGGCCTGGAAGGCTTCCGCGAAGCTGGCCAGACTGTTCTGGAAATCTGCGTATTTCTTGGCTAGAGCCTCGAGCCTCTTGCGGGCCTTTAAGTCATCCTCGTCTATAGCCTTCCTGACGAGGGTGACGAGTTCCTGTTCTTCGGCTTTGGTAAGCGGCCGTTTCTCCCGTGGCTCGATGGGAGCCCAAGCGATATGCCTCGCCCTTGATACACCACCACCGCCATGGAATGGTTTAGCGGGGGTCTCTGTATACCAGGCCGTTCCATACCACGCCTGATTAGCCCAAGCGCCGGAAGCCCAAGCGGACATTTATGGAGTTCCGCCCCAGTTGGTGTCTTTCGTGGAGCTGGCCTGTACAGGATCGCTGATAACGTGGGTG